ATAAATCATTCCGGAAACGAAAGCTGGACTTGGGAAGCGCAGAGTGGTTCTGGATCTGATGATTACTTAGATGTAGGAATTTCCGGTGGAACACGAGCTATGTCGTGGCACGAGGATGGTAAAGTTGGTATTGGGACGAGTTCTCCACTAGGAAAGGTCACGATAGCAAATGCGGCAGGGACAAATGCTCCTTCTTCTGTAACAGCAGCAAACACATATTTGCAGCTAGGCAGTGATGATTTCGGAGCGAGCAACGACGGTAAATTCATGATTGGGTTTGGTTACACTGATGGCACCAACACAAACTCACCTGCTTATATAGGTTATGAAGAAGTTAGCACTAGCGGTGATACTTATGGCGATTTGACCTTTTACACCAGAGGTGTCACCACAGACACTGCACCTTCAGAACGCATGCGCATAGACTCATCAGGCAATGTTGGTATTAATGCTGCTGACCCTCAAGGAGCAATTCACGTCAGAAGAACTGGAACAGCAACACTTGTTCTAGAAGGCGATACAAATAACTCTGGCGATACTGGCCAACGTGATGTTGAAATATTAATGCTAACTGATGGTGGTGCTGGAAATGATCCTTTTGGTGGGACCACTTATGGTGCACATGGATATAGAATTAGCACACAAAACTATTCAGGTCAAACTTCATTGAGTTTTGATGAGTGGCACAGCTCTCAAGGGATGTTATCTCGTTTTCATATAGATGAAGATGGCAACGTTGGTATTGGTACGAGTAATCCAGGAGCAAAGCTCGAAATTCTCAGTGATGGCTCTGATAATGATGGTGCAGAGATACTTCTAAAACATGCTAACAATAATACCTCTGATATAATTTCTACAATAAAATTTGCTAATAATACTGGATCTCCTGCGATGATCCAAGCGGGTACAACTGGAGCTAATAACAGCGGTTATATAGACTTCTTCACTGATAATGCTGGCTCAAGTAGCAGAGTAGCAAGGATGACACCTAATGGTAGAGTGGGTATTGGGACAGATGATCCAGGCTTTAAATTGGATGTTGAAGGAACTACCCGAATTACTTCTATGTCTAGTTCTCCAGGTAGTGGAGCAGGTTTAGAAATTAGGTATAATACCGCTGGTAACTGGGGAGGTCTTTTATCTTATGATAGAGGTGGAGTTGGATATCAAGAATTAAGATTAGAAGGTTCTATTATTAAATTAATAGAATCAGGAGAGGCTACTCCTACTCTTACTGTTAATAATAGCAACGTTGGTATTGGAGCAAGTAGTCCAGACCAAAAACTACATATATATGGCTCATCAGGTAATACATACGCTAAAATAGAATCTAATGCGAATAATACCAGAAGTGCTAATCTATACTGGGCTAAAAAGTCAGACGGATCTACAATAAGAGGTTATGTTGGTGTAACAGGCGATGCTAATAAAATGGAAGTTGCCACAACTACAAATGATAGTATACATTTTTATACTAACAACAATCCTACTAACAGTGGTATATTCTTGAAAGCTGATGGTAATGTGGGTATTGGTACGACTAATCCTACAAACACCTATGGACCAGTTTTGCATATCCGTGGGACTAATCCAAATTTGCGTTTAGATGGTACTGGATCAGGTTCTTGGGCTTGGATTTCTATGAATACAGCAGACGCAGGTGATTCACGTGCAATGGGTACTGCCTCCGATGGCACCTTTCGTATTACTAATGTACGGGATAATTTGGATACGGGAATACAATTTGCTATTAAACAAGACGGTAACGTTGGTATTGGAACGACTAATCCAGCTCAATTACTTGAAGTATCGGGGAATACTAAAAAATCTAGGTTTACAAGAAGCGGTAGTGCTGGTACTTTAGTAGAGTATTACTACGGTAGCAATCCAGCTGGTGGTATACAAGTACAGTCTACTGGACTTGGTATTGGTGGTGCTGCAAGAGAAAATGATTTATTCATTAAGACTGATGGCAACGTTGGTATTGGTACAACATCCCCGCTGGGTAAACTTCATGTTAAGACAGGTAGTGCAGGTGCTTCTCATACGTATAGTTATGATGGTAATGGCATTACAGTAGAATCTGATGAACCGACAATCCAGATAGTAGCACAAGATTCTGGTACACATGGAGGTAGTTTATTATGGAGATATGGTAATAACTTATTTGCTGCAAATGCGAACCCCACAACAGATAACTTAGAGTTTATTTCTGGGGTTACTACTGGTAATGATTTTAATGTACATGCTGAAACTAACGTAACAAGCTATAAAAAGACACTTGTTATAGGAGCTGACGGTAACGTTGGTATTGGAACGAGTTCGCCAGAAACTAAACTGGATATTAGATCTGCTACTGCGACTTATTTAACAGTTGGTAATACCACTGACAATACCAGCGGATTAGATACAGGTATTGTTTTCAAACAGATTGGAAACATAGGTAATCCTGCGACCATACAAGTTATTGGCAATTTGTCACCAACTTCCAGTTCTGCGTATACTGCTGGATTTAAATTTCAAACAGGTGATTGGAATGGATCAGCATTTTCTAGTGTAGATGCTATGACTATTGCTGCTAGTGGTAATGTTGGTATTGGTACAACAAATCCAAGCTCTCCTTTACATGTTTCAGCAGCTAAGAATGATGGATGGCTCGCACAATTAATTAATACTGGTACAGGCGGAGACGCTAATGGACTAGATATACACGCTGGTGTTGACTCTTCAGATTATATTTTAAGAACAAGAGAGCAAGACGGTACTGATGTAATGGCTGTTAAGTATGGCGGCAAAGTTGGTATTGGTACAACGCAACCAGCTGGTAGATTACATGTTTTAGGATCAGGTGGTGTTGATAGTACCATTCAGCTTGAATCAACTGGCACTGGTAATACAGTATTTTATATGAAAGGCGCTGCTGGTAATGATTTTTGGGGGATGTTTACTGGAGCCGTTGGCGGTGGCCTTACTCTCAAAGATGAAACAAATGCTAAAGACGCATTTAATGCCAGACCACAAGGTAAAATGGCATATCCAAATCAAACAAGATTCTCAGCGTATAGTAATAATTCTAGCACATCTTATTCTGCAGGCTCGCCGTTCATAATGAATCTTGTTAGAAATAATATCAATGGGAGATACAATACATCCAATGGTATCTTTACTGCAGATGTTGCTGGAATTTATGGATTTAGGTTCAATGCATATTCATATGCTAGCGGGCAGTGGTCAGTTTTATATTGGAACGGTAGTTCAATATCTTACTATTATGATACTAATGGAACTACTTCTGCTGGCGATCATACAGTGCTTTGTAGTGTGGAAGCAAATCGAATTCATCACATGGCATGGACAATGTACTTAGCAAGCGGTACAGGATGCGCAGTAGGGTGGCGTAGTGGCTATAGTGGCAATATTTACAGATCACACGCCCAGTTTAGTGGCGAACTAATTAGTGCGGATTAAGGAGATATCGAATGAGTAACGATCCAGAATGGGATTTACAAGAATTAAGAGATGCACGATCAATGTTTTTAAGAGATACTGATTGGATAGTAACTAAATCTTTAGAGTCAGATATTGCTATTCCTGCTGAGTGGGTAACTTACAGACAGGCATTAAGAGATATTACTGATACATATACATCCTTAGAAGATGTTGTATGGCCAACTAAACCAGAATAAGTCTTATAAATAACACAAAGAAGCCAATCAAGTGTAGAGTGATCTGGTTGAAATGTCCTATAGGCAAATGGGATAGAGCTAAAGACACAGAATATTTTGATATTGATAAAAAATAATAAATAAGAGTTGCACTTGATAAAAAAATGATATATAATAGACTAAGTCAAACAAACCTAGGAGTATAAAATGACTGAACAAGCTGAGAACAACGTTGTATCTATCAATGGTACAGATCACAACGCAGCAGACTTTAATGATGAACAGAAGTATGTGGTAGCACAACTTCGAGATCTGCAAACAAAAGCAGATAACTTGAAGTTCCAGGCTGATCAGATCGCTGCTGCTCAAAAGATCTTCACTGATATGTTAATTAAATCAGTAGAAGAGAAGGATGAAGCACCGGCTGAGGAAGCTGCTGCTAGTTAAAAAAGACTGCGCAAATAAAATAAAGAAGCGGGCTTAGGTCCGCTTTTTTTGTGTTAAAAAGACTTATAAATACAGTTAAATGATATTGGAGACTTCATCGTGGCTACAACTAAAGCAAATGAGCTAGGACAATTCGGTAGTAAGCTTACCGTTCATAATGAAAATATTACTTTAGATGGAACTGTTCATGGTCAATATGCTGGCTTTGATTCTGATATAAACGCAAGTTCAATTGGAGATTTAAGTAATGTTGATATTACAACATCAGCTCCGTCGAACAATCAATCTCTGATATGGGATAATGCTAATAGTAAATTTGTTCCTGGTGATAGTTTTAGTCAGAGCGATTTTAATACAGCGTTCGGTAATAAGAGTACAAGTGACCTATCAGAAGGAACTAATGAATATCACACGACAGCCAGAGCAAGAGGTTCTATATCAGCTACAGGTAGTTTAAGTTATAATAGCTCTACTGGTGTTATGAGCTTCACTCAGGGTGACACAGATACTATCTCAGAAGGTTCAAGCAATCTTTACTATACAGACGCTAGAGCAGATGCAAGAGTAGCATTGGTTGTAGATGCAGCACCAAGCACATTAAATACGTTAAATGAATTAGCTGCTGCACTAGGTGATGATGCTAATTTTAGTACAACTGTCACCAATTCAATTGCTACTAAACTACCACTAGCTGGTGGTGCAATTACGGGTAATGTAACCTTTGGAGATAATAACAAAGCTATATTCGGTGCTGGGTCTGACCTACAGATTTATCACAGTGGTACAAACAGCCACATAAAGGAAACAGGTACAGGCTCTTTACTGCTTCAAGGGGATGCTTTATACCTGATGAATGCAGCAGGAAGTAAAACATATTTCTACGGGAATGCCACTAATGGGGCGGCACAGTTACGGTACGAAAACACCGCTAAACTAACCACAACATCTTATGGTGTTGATATCACAGGTAATGCTACATTTGCCGATAATGGTAAAGCCATATTCGGTGCTGGGTCTGACCTACAGATTTACCATCAATCTAGCAATGGTAACTCTATCATCAAAGAAACTGGTGGTGGTGTTCTATCTCTACAAACTAACGGCGCTGAAGCTTCTTTTTATGATATTACTAATGATGCTCTTATGGCCAGATTTATAACTGGTGGGCAAGTACAATTAAATTATAATGGAAGCAATAAGCTTGAAACAACCACAAGCGGAATTTCAGTAACAGGTACAGCCGTAATGGATGGGCTTACTGTGGATGGAGTTGCGGAATTTAATAGCACTGCTACATCTAGTGGCGGTAAAATATACTTGGACGGCACAACTGCTACTGCAGGAGATGGTGTTTGGGATTTACAGTTTAGAAATACTGTTAGTGGTGTAGTAACTGAAGAAGATGCTGGGTCTATCCGTGTGGATACGAATAACAGACGGCAGTATAATATGACATTTGCGGTAGGTGCTGATGGAACACAAACAGATGCTATAG